CCTCAACCTTAAGAGATTGCTTAGGGATAGCATAGGCAGCAATAGCCACCATAAGACCCTCGATCAGGTATTTGATAGCACGCTTAACAAGTTCACTAAAGTCGAATAATCCGCTCATTGTCTGTTTATAATATAAGTAACGAAAAAAAAACCAACACGGATAATACTAATATTCTAAATATCAAGAATATTCTTTTGTTACAAAATTACTTAAACATTGATATATGTATTATCTCATAGTTTTACTAAATGACTAGTGTTGAACGAAAAAATTTGAGCGATGGAACCCCTAATCCTAAATATGTAGATGTTCTAGATGAGGACGCGGGGATATCCGGACAAAAATTTACATGCATTTCTTTCTTGTCTCCCGAAAAGATTCTAGAAAAACGCGAGTCATATTTGTTTCAACAATTCGTGCAACAGTGGGATTTTACCAAATCAATGACGAAGTTTGGTGATTTTGTTAATTTTATTTCTTATAAATATAACCTGAATGTTGAGAATGTAATGGCGGATTACAACGATTTTTGTAAAGAGGAACAAGAACGCCTAAAAGAGGGTTCTGTATCAGATGATTATCAGAATTTTTTGGATAAGAATGAAGAACGAATCACGGAAACATTTAACCGCGACCATGCTTTCCAAACATCCGTTCGTGGATTGAAAAACAGAGGTAACTTTCCAACACAAGAAGAAGCCGAACAACATTGTAAACGTTTACGCGAAAAGGACCCCAATCATGATATTTTTGTCGCACCTGTAGGCATTTGGCTTCCATGGGACCCCAATGCATACAAGACGGGTCGCGTTGAATTTATGGAAGATGAGTTGAATAAGCTTCATCAAGAAAAGATGAAGAACGAGGCTAAAGCAAAGGACGAATTTGATAAACGCGTTAAAGAAGCTAAAGAGAAAGCAATTGCCGATAATATCAAGAAGGCAGAGGAGTCGGGTAATGTGTTAACTCAAACATTGAACGATGAAGGTGAACTAGTCGGGGTTAAGGATACCATTGATTTTGAAACTCGCGATGTAGCAAATGATGAAGACCGTGAGGCACACGCGAAGGAAGTCATTGAAAATGCAGGTACGTCTGCTGCGGATATTCAAACCGAGTTTGCGGATTCAAATGCCGCCAAGGAGTAAGTATATTGAAATATAATTAAAACATACAAAATCGTTTATTTTCTATGTTTTCACATTGTATCGTCTACCATTTACTAGATGATGTCTTTTTTACATTTATTTGTTGCCCCGTTCTACGTTTTCCTTTGCTTGGGTCATATGCTTCATCTTCATCATCAGAACCCATATTCTTGGAAATATCCCAAAACTCTTTTGAACCTAACTTAAAATCAGGTCTATTTTCCGCTTTATACCAGAAAATTTGGTCATATAATTTATTGGATTTCGCATTGTTATTGATCACTAAGCATTCGTAATTTTCAGTGGTTTGATCCATTACGGATGAGAACGACTCCAATGTAGGAAACATGGAAGCATAATTTTCCCAAATACGTTTTCTATTCGTCATATACGGTTCGCGTAAAATAAACACATAATCGATATTCGTTCGTAAATTAGGAGGTATGCCTAAAGGATATTGCATAGTAATTATGAGCATCACTTTCCAATGACGACCATTCATAAATAGTAGTCTCATCATTTTATCACGTGTCCATGTTTGGTCATATAAACAATCGTCTAGAATTACGAAAGTTCGGGGGTCAATTGTGGTTTTTTTATACACTTCCATGTCCTTATTCATTTGTTTAAGAACCGCCCTTTGACGCCGCAATACATTTTCAATAAGAACCGAATTATATTCCTCATGAATAAATAATTTCGGAACATGTTTGGCGTAAAATCCATTTCCTGCCTCTGTTCCGGATATAACGGTTCCAATTGGTACATCTTGATGATGATACAACAAATCTCTTACTAAAAACGATTTACCTGTATCACGACGACCAATCATCACAATAACCGGACCTTTATTCTCATTTGGTTTAAATGTTATCCATCTCATATCAAATTTTTTCAGTTCTAAAGTCATGATGTGATATATACTAAAGTTTTTAGATTAAAAATACAGAATGCAGACGGATAACTATTTCACGTTTATTTCTGTCGAATATTCTATTTATACACCCTATAATAGATAAGTTCGGAAATGGCGAAATTTACACTAAATTATTCGAAACCAACCAAGATTAACCTAGATATTTTAGGAGAACAATATCAAAATAATAATGGGGATACTATTAACGGTATTCAATACAATCCGTATAATATGCTACATTTACAATTGTATAATCCCATTTACACTTGTTTTTTTGATATGAATAATAAAAATTTCGACCGCATCGCATTAAATCACCCATATCATATTACGGATTTAACGCATGTTCAAAATATACATACTTCCGAAGTTATCGAAAAAAATGTTTTTGTGAAATTCTCACCTCTTATTGACCCTTATCGATATATGATTGGGAAATATGATACCAACAATTCGAATATTCGAACTATGCCTCGATTTGATTCAACCGACGAGTCTATCCACAAAAAAATTATATGTCCCCATAATGCTTCTTATGTCGACGCATTTTTCAGTTACCTTTCTAGTAATTTATTACATACTCATGATTTTATACATAGTGTAGATTATTATGGTTCATATCTCGGCTTACAAGACTCTTTTCGTGTATCCATCTCCGACGATTTAGATTTTTTACGCAATTCTCGCTTTTTTAATGATAACATTGGAAAACTTTTTGTTATTGAAGATAACGAACTATTACATAATGGATTAAATGTGATTGCGGGCTCGAGACAAAATAAACATCGATTATTATTAGAAGATACCGACGATATCAATCTGGATTGCGATTTGTTACCTGATATCAAAAGCGAAACTATTGATAATAACAGCGAGGAAAATATGGAAACTATATACACAAAACATTCTCGTTCTAGTCAGTCAACCTCTGACGAAGAATCGTCAGACAGTGAATTAAATTATAGTTCATCTGACGATTCCGACTCTGATGAGGCATCCGGTTCTAACTCTGACTCTTGTTCAGACGAAAGTAGCGAATTTACAGACGAGGACGAAGAAGATGTATCTGCTTATATTCATAATTTTCCAATGCAGATGATATGTATGGAAAAATGCGACGGCACCTTGGACGAATTATTTGTTAATGATGAAGTATCTGTTGATAATGGCGCCAGTTACTTATTTCAAATAATTATGATTCTTTTCGCCTATCAAAAGGCTTTTCAATTTACACATAACGACCTACATACAAACAATATTATGTATGTGAAAACAGACAAACCATTCTTATATTATAAGCATGCCGGACAAACATATAAGGTCCCTACTCATGGTCGTATTATGAAAATGATTGATTTCGGAAGAGCTATTTATAAATATAAGGGGAAAACATTTTGTAGTGATAGTTTCGCACCCGACGGCGACGCCACCACACAATACAATATGGAACCATTCTTCAATGAAAATCGCCCAAGATTAGAACCAAATAATAGTTTTGATTTATGTCGATTAGGTTCCTCCATGTTTGATTTTGTATTAGACATTGACGACAATATCGACGAAATGGACGATTTGCAAAAAACTATCGCTCGGTGGTGCATGGACGATAATGGGAAGAATATTTTATACAAGAAAAATGGGGAGGAAAGATATCCCAGCTTTAAATTATATAAAATGATTGCACGCACTGTTCATAACCATACTCCCGAACATCAATTGAATGAACCTTATTTTAAACAGTTTCTATCTTCTGATGTTCAAGAAGACCAAATTATTGTCGATATCGACCAAATACCCTCCTATGTGTAAGTAAATAATTATTTTGTCTCATTTGTTATTGAATGAGACAAACGGTGTTTCTCCTACTCCTCCTACTCATGTTCCTTTTCCTCGGGAAAAATATACTCCAGAAATACCCGCTTGTATGTGTTCTCATTTCGGGTGCACATATTGTTGTATTTTTCGACATCCTTCACAACAACCCTTTGGGGTCCTCCGGAATCACGTGCATGAACAACTATTTCGTCGTATAAGTCGTTGGTCGGTATAATTTCGCGGATGTTAATACATTTGCAGAAGTCGTTGTCGTTGTAGGCGTTTATGTGCTTATTTCCACGTGAGCAGTTCATCTTCACGCGAATTGGAACAAGATTACCCGTTCGGTCCTTGTCCATCTCCCCGACCCAATCGCTACTATTAGGCACAATATGTTCTATTGAAAATTTGTCTTTTAGCATATTTACCGGTATGCTATCTTTATATACAAAGAACATCAAGACCTTTTCGAAAAATCTTAGCTGACGCCTCTTGTCGTTTTGTCGTTTTGTTCTCGCGTCGTCCAGAAACCGAACATGAGGATTGTTCACCTCTTTGTATAACGCATCAATCACCCGACCAAACAGTTGTTTGGTGATACCTTCACTGATATTTTCCGGAGAATTCATCATCTTGTGCGCCTTTGATTCCACAAAACAACCGCCACCATCGAACCGAATTGTATCAAACGCCGAAAACTCTTTTCTTGTACCATGATTCTTCACATCTTTGGTCATGAAAAAGAACATCAGTGCGATTGTAATATGTATTTTTTGAGTATTTTTAGGAACGGTTTTCTTGCTCAAACTAAATCCCACCAGTGCGCTTAGAATAATATACACGTTATTCTTCTTCAAACTCTGAATTTTTGTTTTACATGACTTGTTAAAGAGTGCGTCGTCGACTCTATCATCAAAAATGTTACAAATTATTTCGTTCAGCAGCTCACATGAACTGGTTATACACTGGATGAAGTTGTTGATATTCTCCGTGGTGAACGAGTCACCGCCCAATTTATACATTTGTTTATACATCTTGAAGAACAATGAGATTCCTTGAACCTCGCTTTGCGGAATGAATTTATATTTTTCACTAC